TTTTGAAATAAAGGTAGCCCTGTCGTTTCTACGATGGGGCTTTATTATAATAAAACACCCCCAGTTTTTACCTGAGGGTGAAACCAAAAACCACCAACTATGAGAGAGCTTCTTAAGTATTCCTATTTGTTTTATCGTAGAACCTTGTTATAACGGTTCCGAATAAGGCCTCTTGATATCTCTTGATAAAAGAGTCTGAGCTCTCATTAATATAGAAGAAGTCTTGGGATTGCATATAGACATAGCATCTGTCTTTGTCTTCATCATCTTCTGTTACTGATTCAACTAAATGAATGTTAATCCAAGCATTACTTTGTTCGGTACATTCTTCTAAATCATAGCTATCGTCTTCCGTAAGCTGTTCGATTTGCAGTAACATCTCTTGCACTCTCTTTAATAATGATTAATCTTAGTTTCATTGCTACATCTTTCAGTCTATCTTCTAATAATTTCTGCTCTAATTTTAGAGCCTTAATTACTTCATCAGGATGTTGTTCGCCCATACAAATTTACGTTTTAATTATTACAGAAATAAAAAGTGCATACCTTATTGATTATCAATATGATACACACTTAATTGTTAATTGTTTAAAGTGAGTTTGTTAATTGTCTACTTCCTAGGTAGCCTTATTATCTTGCTACCTAATGGCATAGGCACGAATATAGCAATTCTTCCGTTATCTAAAACAACCCCACATCCTAGTGTTGGTCGTTTGGGGAAAGGTCGTGAATATTCCATTGCGTAAGCATTAATATCTATACCACAACCGACATTCATACCGAATATCATATCCTTATCTGAGCTACTATAAAGTACACCACCGAAGGAGTGGATGTGACCAATGACTGTTGATTGACGAGCATCTCTTGCTCTATTGATGGCACCAGCTTGTCCTGATGATCCTGTGCCGTGCGTATATAGAACACCATCTATTTCCCATTCTAAGGCCCATTTCCAGCCCTTAGGAGCTTCCCAAGCATCTTCATAGGATTTAATAAAACGTTCTGGTAATCCGTTCGCTATGGCCTTTCTTTTATGTAGGGCTGAGTGGTTACCGATACAGACTTTTACATTAGGGAATCTCTTGTACCAAATGTTAAGCTGTTGCATAGCCATAATAGCCTCCTTAGAAGCTGACTCCCCATTAGGGTTAGTTTCGTGGAATGAGATAGCGTGGTTATCCACTTCATCACCGATGTGAACAATTTCAGAACATTGGAACTTGTTGAATACCTCATAACAAAAGTCGAGGTATTTAGGATGGCAGAAGGGGAAGTGCGTATCACCTATGATACCCACGTTTTTGGTTTTAGCCATATTGGTTGGGTTTGGTTAGTATGGTGAGTAATGGCTCTTGCCATTTACCTTGGTTGCTCTCAAGGTTTGCTTTCTATTGTCTTTACCTCTATATCCTACGTGCACCCAATCAGGTTTCTCTTTAGTACCAAATTCCCAAATTAGCTGGTCGTAGTCAAGATTGTCTTTTATATAATTAAATACCTCTGTATTAGTAACTCCTGTTCCACTATCATCCATATCTATATCAGCCGCACGGCCTAGGCAATGATCTGAACTTACCGAGCCTCCAATGAAATGGTTGAGCATCTTTCCCCTGTATCCACTAGAAATATTGATTGAGCCGAAACGTAATCTTATCGGCTCAAGTACCTTTTCGCAAAGTGTCTTTAGGTTTTCTAAATGTTCTGCTGTAGGTGTATTATCTAAGCCTTCTCTTTTAGCCGATTCACTTCTAGTAAATTCTGATAACGCAAAATGTGCTGATAACTTCATAACTATTTTTTAAATATTTTCTCTACAGATGTTAAACCTAAACATCCGAACGCTAACAAAGCTACTGATTCTACTAGAATTGCTGATGGGGCTATATGCTCTTCACTAAAACTATTATGGTACATAGTAACGCATAACGTTACTACACATAACAAACCACATATACGCTTCATACTTAATTGACCTGATTCATCACAAAAGAATTGTCTCATTATTTTATACTTTGAAATTGTAAAACTATTATTGCTATTAAAATTACCTTTTGTGCGAAGTCGTATTTTTTGTCTTTTTGAACTTCGGCTTCTCTTGCGTAATAAGTGTTTCTATTTGCTTCATATTTCCATTTCCAATTATAGAAGCTATCTTGCTTAAGATAAATTTCTTTATTAAGGCTATCATATTTAATCTTGAATTTATTGTAATAAAATACCGAATCTCTTAGTGTGGTTATCTTGTTGTTAAGGTGTAAAAAAGTATTGTTTATCTCCTTGCCTTGTTCTAAGGTCATTATAACAACAGAGTCCTGGTTAATCTTCTTAACCTTTGGGTATTGGCAATAAGCTGAATGAACTACCAGTATCAACAGACACAGAATCCAAAATTGCTTTAATTTCATTTAATTCGTTTTTTAGCTCTTTATTCTCATTGGACAGTTTTATTATCTTATTAGTCGTAGCTATTATTAGCTTCTCTTTAGTAACATCTGCTTGTACTTGTACCTTTTTATTATGTTCTAGTGTCTTATTAAAGTCAGCCATTAATTGTTGGAACTCTTTGTCTTCCTTTTTTATAGGAGATTCAGTATCAGCTCCGACATTGACATAACCTATTAAAGTAAATAACGATATAAGGGATAACACTATTAATTTCATAGCTATTATTTAACTGATTTTTTAATAGCTCCCATATCTTCTAGAGTTTCTAGCTTAGTAGAGGTAGCACTTAAGGCTGTTTTACACTCAATTAAGGCTTGAGTCTTTAACGAATCCTTGTGCTCTAGGTTGGTTATTCTGTATTCCTGGCTTTGAATTTGATCCTTGAAAGTACCTTTAATGTCTATGTACAAATAGGAAATGCCGATTAAAACGACAAATAAGGTTCCTACGATTGGATTTTTAGCGAAATCTTTAAACGATATAGGCAAGGGATTTAACCCTATACCTGATTCTTTTTTGGCAGCCATTTATTACTTTTTACCGATTTTGAAATACAAGCTACCTGAGTAGCCAATATTATAATTTTTGTTAATATCTACGCTAAAGCCTATTAGAGCCTTATTTTTGACACCTAGCATCAAGGAAGGACTTAGTACTTCCAAGCCATTAAGTGGGCTGTATGAGCCTCTAATGCCCCAATAAAGGGTATTAGTCAGTTTCTTAGCGTAGTACTCTCTCGTAATTATGGTTTTTTCGGTTAAATTGGCTGTAAAACCCCTTGCAATGATCCTATTTTGGCTGATAGTATCATTCACTACAAAGATATTAGAATCTTTTTTAATAGTGTCAGAATAGGCTTTGACCTTATAATAGTCGTTTAGTACGTATAAGGTATCGTGTACAGGTATCTGTACAGAGTCAATGATATAGAATGGTATATCATTTCCCTTCTTGTACGTATTAACGTACAATGTTTTGTACGTAGTATCGTGTATCTCTACTATCTTTTTGTACTGAGAAGTATCGAATTGCTTACCAATTCTAGGTAAGTACGTAGGTTTTAGTAAAAAATATAGCCATAACACAAGTAGTATTACGGCTATAAACAAGATGTTGTCTTTAAGGAACTTCATTATCCTTCTACAACTTCTGCCTCAGGAGCTTGTGGGTTCTGCTCCTGGTTTAATTTTCCTAATAATTGTAGGATTGGGTTCGCATATTTAAAAGGAACTTCCAATAGATAGCTTTCTAAAGCTTTTAAGTTTTCTTCATTTAAAGTAATCATAGTAGTTATTTTTTGCAAATATAAGTATTTTCTACAACCCTGCTTTGTTTAATCTTTCATTTAATTCTTGAATAGATTTCAATGGTTCTACTATTACTTTACCATTTTCATCTGTCCAATCTGTGTCCATCATATGCTTATCTTTTCTTTCACCTATAACCATCCAAGATATTTCATCTGTAGAATTTGTATTTTGACTTTCTATGTAAATAATATTACCAATAACTTTTCCTTTTACTAAATCCCAACCACTTTCATTTGTAGTAAAGCATTGCACTTCTCTACATAATGCCTCAAATGTTCCTTCTGTCATTGTTGATACTTCATCTATGTTGGCTTGCGCTTTACCATTTACTAAATTAAGTTTACCTCTATAAATTAAATCAGCTTGTGGACCTTCTATAAATGAGTGTACTAATTGATGAGTTTCTGATAATGATTCTAAAGGATGTTCAATTCTAAATGAACCTGAACCTTTAGATAATGAACCAAAAACTTGTACTGCACCATCATTTCTTATATTAAAAAGATTACTAGCACTTCCGTTTACAAAAAGAGCAGCAAAATTTGAACTTGTTGCATCGCTTCCTTTTACATAAAATTTAACATCAGAAAACCCACTTCCATTAATACAAACATTACCCCCACTTGTAATACGCATTTTTTCAGAACCAGTAGTGTTAAATATTAAAGCACCACCATTAAAAGTACTTAATTGAGTATTGCCATCAGGATTACCTAATGTACCATAGTAACTAGGGTCGCCTGTATTTGATACACGAATATTACCTGCTACTTGAAATCTCTCATTCCAACCATTTGAAGGAGTTGTACCGACACCGACATTACCTGCTGAGGTTATGGTCATTCTTAAATTAGCAGAACCAGCACCATTAGTGTAAAATCCAATATTTGATTGAGTTGCAGCTAAACTTAAACCACCTGGCCCTTCACCATTAACAACTGCACCACCAGCAATGTTCATTCCACTTGTTGTAAATGTTGTTGCAAATGATTGCACATAAAATTGGTCAGGGTCAGCATTAGTTCCTATACTTAATTGAGCACCATTAGCTGCACCTGCCGTTGTATTTCTAATTGTTAATTTATTATAACCTGTACCTCCAGCAGAAAAACTGCTCGAACCAAAAGCAGTAGAAGTAAATAAACCACTTATACCTAATGTACCAGTTACTTCTAATTTATAACTACCACTAGGTGCTGCTCCTATTCCTATATTGTTAGATGCGTCTTGCCATATTCCGTTGGTCAGCAAACCAGTTGAAAAAGTTTTTCCCATTTTCTTTATTTTTTATTTGTAGCTACTTTGATTCTAGTTTGATTAATCTATTAGATAGTTCATCGTTTTGTTTAGATAGTTCTTGAACTGCTGCAACTAGCAATGGAGTTAATTTTGCATAATCAATACCTTGTGCTTTAATAGTACCATCTTGATTCATAGCATCTTTTATTCCTGTTACCGCTAATGGAACTACTTCTTGTAATTCGTGTGCTATAAAACCTTCTCCTTGTTCATTATCTGTATCTTTCCAAGTATATGTAACTGCATTTATTTTTGATAATCTATCAATAGCATTTTGTATAGGTAAAACATTTTCTTTTAATCTATAATCAGATGAGTTTGAATAGTTGACTGTTGTAGTTCCGTTTTGTTGAATATACCCACAAACACCATTTGCAGAATTTACAAAAATATCAAAATTTGAACCAGTGCCACCAACAGTAGTTTGTGTTACTCTTGCATTTTTGGTAGAACCATCAAATACAAGTAAAACTTTTGCAGATTGTATTATAGATGTAGCACCTATTAATAAATCACCCCCACTTGTAATACGCATTCTTTCGGTAACATCATATTGGTTTGTAGTTACTGTAGGATGTGTATAAAATCTTAGGTCAGTTCCCCAATCTCCTGCACTTTCTCTTGTTGATGCTATTGCTGAATATAAACCACTGTTATTAAACCATATTGCATTGCCATTATTTCCTAACCCATTTTGTTGTTCTAACAATATGCCTCTTGAAGTTGAAGATGAATATGTAGTTGTAGTACTAAATGTAGTACCACTTGTTAATAAATTCAAATTTATTTGAGGACTACTTGTACCAATACCTACATTACCTCCTTGTAGTATTGTCATTCTTGGTGTAAATGTAACAGCTGTACCTGCCGTTCCTGATGGGGCAGTAAGCCAAGTATGTGTACCATCATTTTGTATATATCTTGCTGCAAAGTCTGTTGTAATATATGTAGCATCGCCAGTAGTATTATTGTCATAAGCATTTGAGCTTAAATAAAGTTCAGAGTTAGCTGAATTTCTCCCAAATAAACTTGCATTTCCTATTTGTAAAGCAACATAACCATTTATATTATACCAAGCACTTGGTGCAACTCCTATTCCAACAATACCGCTAAAATATCCTGTACCACTTACTTCTAATTTATAAGTAGTTCCTTGATTACCTATTCCAACATTAGTTCCATTATCAAATATTAAGCTATTGCCTAACACACCACTTGCAGTAAACTTGCTTACATAGTTTGTTGTACCACTACCACCTATACCACCACCTGTTATCTCTACAACCGCTTGTACAATGTCATTGACTTGACAAGCCGTAGCTAAAACAAATGTAGTGCCATTAGTAGCAGTAAACTCTGCACTAGCTAATTTAGAACCATTGTAATAAACTGCTAGTTGTCCAACTGTGTAACCTCCTGTAACTGTGAAAGTAGTTTGAGCAGCAGTTGCCGTATAGTCTTGTGTAAATGTAGCATTAACACTTGTAGGTATAGTCCAAGACCTATCAGCTGATAAATCATAACCTGTGCCATTAATAGTTAAAGTTCTAGTTGTTGGAACACCACCTAAACCTGTTAAGGTATAAGTAGGTATGTTTAAGACATTAGAAATAAGCGTAGCAGCTCCACTAGAACCTGTTGTAGTTAAACTAAGAGTAGCTTGTTTATTATTGAAAGTAGTCCAATCAGTACTAGACAAGTAACCATTAGTAGAAGTAGTAGCTTGAGCTATTGAGATAACATTAGAAGTAATACTTAAAGGACTTGTTGCACTTGTAATTCTATTTGTGTAAGCTGTATCCCATTCAGTAGCACTTGTAGTAGTAGGGATAACATAACCAGCAGTTAAGCTAAGAACACCAGTTCCACTTGTATAAGTTAAACCAGTAGCAGTTGTGCTAATAGATGCTCTAGCTCTACTATCTGTGTAATATAAGTTAGTACCCTCAGCGATATTCGTAGTAGTACCTGCTACATTATGCCATAAACTATCAGCAGAACTATATTGTAAGATATTGTTATTAGCAATACTTATAACTTGAACATCGTGTAACTCACTCAATTCTTCACCGTTCTGTATCTTAACCTCTAATACTCCTTGAGTTGGATGTGACCTAACAACGATTGCCACATACACTAAATGAATAGGTGCTTGTGGCTTAGTAGAAGTATAAGTACCAGCAGTAGTTCCACTTAAGTACAACTGAGTACCATTTGCATAGGCTTGAGTGTCTATATTCTCAAGTCTACCTATTATAGTTACATAGCCATTATTATTATTTGTTAAATTAGCAGTAATAAGACCAAATGTCTGAGCTGATGTAGCATCGCTAGTAGCTATTGCTTTTGTAACAGTTGGTAAGTTACCTTGACCACCATTAATATAAACTATTGTTCCTTTGGTTAAAGTAGCACCAGTATTATTATAGACCTCAGCGACTAAATTTTGTGCTTGAGTTATAATAGTAGGGAAGGTTACTAATGAACCATCACCTGCTACATACTGAGTAGGAGAACCTGCAAATCCAATATTGATATTACCACTTGTAGTTACTGGGCTTCCTGTAATAGAAAGTGCATCACTAGATTCAGTAATACCAACCGATGTTACAGTTCCTACATATTGGTCAGCACTTGATATAGTAAAGTTAGGATAGGTACCACTTATTGTTGTAGTTCCACCTTGAGTTAATGCAACTGTTTGGTCAGGAGCAGTATTAGTAATAGTGAAATTAGGATAAGTTCCTGTTGCACTAATTCCTGTACCACTTGTTAAAGCTACAGTTTGGTCTGGAGCTGTGTTAGTGATTGTAAAGCTAGGGTAAGTTCCACTAGTAGATATACCAGTAGAAGCTGTTAAGCTAACGGTTTGGTCAGGTGCCGAGTTTGTTATAACACCACTTGTAGAGTTATAACTTATTCCTGTACTCCCTGAGATACTTGCTCTTGCTCTTGTATCGGTATAGTAAAGGTTTGTACCCTCACTAATATTAGAAGTAGTTAAACTAACTGCTCCTGTAAATCCGTTTACACTAACTACTGCATCAGTATTGTCTACCTTCTCCCATTCAGTACCTTGGTATATAACCCAATCACCTACTTGCCAATCGGTGATGCCGTTTAAGTTAGTTGTACCTGCAACAGATACGATATAGTAATTACCAGCAGTTCCTACACTACTTGTTAAAGTAGGTGTGTTAGTACTAGCATTCCAAGTTCCTTTGTAAATTGATCCACCAATTAAGCCATTGATTTGGTTTTGTACTTTACCAAAAGCAGTTAAGATAGAATCAGTATCAGCTATTGTGCCACCAGTTATGTTTACACCAGTTAGAATCTTGCCTGTTACAGCAGAGTTAACTAAAGATGGACTAGCATAAGTGCCACTTAATTCACCTCCAGCAGCTATGCCTTCGATAGTTGTTAAGTAAGTATTATTATCATAAGAAACAGTTGTGCCTGTCACCTTAACAAACCCTGTTCCGTTTAATTGGTTTTGTTTGCCATTAAAGGTTGACCAATCTGTAGAAGTTAATAAACCATTAACAGAGCTAGTTGCAGTTGGTATTGCAGTTTGACTTGCAGCAGTTACTAATCCTTTAGCGTTTACTGTTATAGTAGGAACGCTAGTTGATGAACCATAAGCACCTACGTTAGTGTTAACTGTTGCTAATGTTAAGGTAGTATCAGAACCAGTAGTACCAGTACCAGTTACATCACCTATAAAAGATAATGAACCTGAAGGGATAGATACAGCAGTTGTTGTTAATGCAGTAATTAAACCTTTGCCATTCACAGTTATAACTGGGATAGCAGTAGAAGAACCAAATGTTCCTGTATTAGTATTAACAGTAGCTAAGGTCAAAGTAGAACCTGCACCTATTACAGCACCTGTACCACCTGTTACAGTAATATCAGAACTTGTTAAGTTACCAAAAGTTAAAGCTATTTGTTTGTTGTTAAAAGTATTCCAATCAAATGAACTCAAATACCCATCGGTAGAAGTGTTCGCTTGTGAGATACTAAAAGCACCAGTAGTATTGTTATAACTTAAAGGAGCAGATGCACTTAAACCTGTTAAGGTTATATATGCAGCACCATTAGTTATTTGATTATTATTGGTAGGGATTGTAATAACCCCTGTTGTGCTATTATAAGCACCTGAACCAGCTACGAATGAGTTAGAAGCTCTAGCTCTAACATCTGTGTAATAAAGGTTTGCTCCTTCTGCTAAATCAGTTGTTGATTTGGCAGCGAAAGCGGTATCGAACCTTGCTTGAGTATAGTATAAGTTAGTGCCTTCAGTTACAAGGCTAGTAGTATAGTCACCATTAACTGCTACCACAGCACCAGTTCTACCGAATACTGAAGTAACTGCATCTGTGTTATCATCAGTCCAGTTAGCAGTAACAGTTCCACCATCTTGTTGGTTTAGTGTTAAAGTCTTTGTAGTAGTTCCTGTAACAGCAGCACTAACAATAGAATCGTTATAGGCTGTATCCCAAGTAGCTTGTTTAGTAGTAGTAGGTATTGCATATCCAGCAGTTGTGCTGAATACACCAGTAGTATTCGTATAGGTTAAGCCTGTAGCTGTAGAGCTTAAAGCTGTTAAAGGAATATAAAAAGATGGGTTAGATGCTAGATAATAAGTTGAGTTATCATAGCTTATTGTAGTTCCACTAATCTTAACAAAACCAGTACCATTTAAGGCAACTTGTTTAGCGTTAAAAGTAGACCAATCAGCAGAGCTTAAAGCACCACGATTAGTAGCACTTGCAGTAGGAACGTTTAACGTTATTACTGGAGTTGTAGTGCTGTTAACAACGCTTGATGTTAAATCAGTTCCTGTAGTTCCTAGCGTAAGGGCAGCTACACTAGTAACAGTACCTACATAAGTTTCCGTATTGTTTACCCAAGACGTACCATTATAAACTAAGGCTTGTCCACTAACTGGACTTGTAATAGTAACACCTGCTAATTGAGTTAAGGTATAATCTCCTTCGGCAGCAACAACATTACCTGTTCTACCAAACACACTATAAACACTTGTAGGTAATGGATAGGCTCCTGAAGGGGCCTCTATTGTTATTGGTGACTCGGTAACATTAATGTCAATCGTAGTACTTGTAATTGTTATTTCTGTGCTCATTATATATTTGTAATATCTTGATAAACAATAAAGTTACCCCAGATATATGTTTTTATATTGGTATTAGAAAATTTAACAGCCATATCATACACATAGTTACCAGCTGCTAAGTTGATGTCTTTGTTAATGGTAATCATATTGTTATTCTGACCACCTACTGTAATGCCACCACCACCTTCCGTTAAGGTAAGTTCGACAGTAGAAGAAGTAATTGTCTTTCTAATCTCAATTTCTACAGCTGCTGTACTTAAGTCAATAGGCACAGTATTAGCAGTCAAAAGGAATATCTGACTCCAAGTATTAGTTTTCCAAATAGATATATTGTATTGAGCTGGTCTAAAATCAGCATTGGTGCTTATGCAGGACATTCTTTATAATTTTTACAAATTTAATCAATTCTTAGAGAAAACCTAACAAGCTGCAGGAGCATTGTTAATAGTCGATGTAGACAAGTTGAATCTTGCCTTAAATCCAGCTCCAGTATTTCCAAAAACTCTATAGTGTAAGAATAAGCCAGCATAACCACTCATAGGGAATATTGCACTAAAATTATAGTCAGCATAAAAGGTTGTTCCAGCAACAGGAGTTGCAGTATTAGTCCAAGCTATAGTAGTCACATCAAGAAACAAAGAACAAGCATTTATATTAGTATCTCCGTTATCAGAGATGTTCCACTTAAAAACACCAGTCTTAGCAACTAGGTCAGATTTGACAGGTAATTGATTTGATGCCTTAGATGTGATTGCATTAATAACAGCGTATTGTTCAGCTTCTGCACGAGTAACTTGTTTAGAGCCTGGAGGTACAGCAGCTTCGGCTCCCATAAATACCCCAGTATCTACAGCATCTTTTAGATTGTTCCAACTTATACATTGGTTACTTGCTATTCCTGCCCAACTCATTTATTAATTGGTTTAGTTTGTTTTCTAGGTATTGTATCTTAGCTACAAGCACTTGATTATAAGCTACAGATAAAAAGCCATCCTTCCCTTCGACCACAGCACTAGGGATAACCTTAGATACCTCTTGTGCGTAATATCCTACCTCTTCCTTGCCATCTTTTATGTAAAGGTAGGCTTGTATATCACCTACATTTTGAGGGCCGTAATTTGCCTCTAATTGCTTTTTAAGACGCTTATCCGAAGACTCAAAGAAACCAGTACTTGTTAGGGTGCCACTTAGCGTACCTCCAGTTAATGGTAGGTAGTTTGCTAGTTGAGCAGTAGATGCCTTATTGTTAAAAGTATTCCAATCACTAGATACTAAATAACCATTTGTGCTTGTGCCAGCAATAGACATACTCAAGTTAGGAGTAGTGCCACCTGTAGATGATAGAGGTGCTGTTGCCGATACACTTGTTACTGTACCTACTGACCAAGACCTATCAGCAGTAAGGTCAAAGGCTACTCCGTTTATTGTTAGTGTCCTTGATCCAGGAACATAAGCTGTAGGAGTTTCGTTTCTCCATTCTCCAAACCTATAAGTTAATACTTGTCCGTTAGAAGGAGTACCTATGTAAATAACATCAGTAAGTTCGTCTAAAGATATAGCAGAAGGAGCAGCCCATACTAAGTCACCTCTTAAAAACTGACTTGTTGTGCCTGTGCCTAAAGATGCTTGTTTTGCATTCCAATAGTCATAATCAGCACCAGTTATATAACCTGATATGCCAGTAGCTGCTGCAACTAAGGTATATCTACCTGTAGAAGAGTTGTAAGTTAATGCTGATCCGACATTGGCACTAAAAGCAGCCCTTGCTCTTGTATTAGTATAGTATAAGTTAGTAGAACCTTCGGTAACTAAATCAGTATTGTAATCACCACTAACGGCAATAACAGCACCTGTTCTTCCGAAGACACTAGAAACAGCACCACCTCCTGAAGAGTAGATAGGGATATTTAAAACACCTGTACCACTATTGTAAGTAGCAGCACCACTTGTGCCTGTTGTAGTCAAGCTTAAAGCTGTACCAACTGAAGCTGTTAAAACACCACTTGTAAGTGTTAAACCACTTCCTATTGTTATCTTGGTTAATGTGCCATTTGTATCACCACCTGCAATAACATTACCTGAACCTGCAAGGGTTATAAACTTAGCTGAATTTACTATCTGTAATTGACTCATAATTATTTAAATAATGCTCTTACAAATTCATTTGCAGTTAATGCTGTTCCAAAAGTTAATATGCCACTAGTTGTGTCAAATTTAACATTATCTCCAGTTGGAGTTCCTGTAGTTAATATTGTTTGAACTTCTACACCACCTCTACTAACACTAAAGCAAGTAAATCCAATAGCATCTGTAAATGTAATAGTTGTTTCGCCACCAGTTGCTGTGTAATCTAGCATTTTAACAATTTGAGTTCCAATAGATATTCCTTGTGTTTGTACTGCAATTCCATCTATTGAATATCCTCCTGTTCCTTGTAATGTTACACTATATGACGAAGCACCTTCTACTGGGCCCGATAAAGATAATGATGTTAAGTTAACTAATCCTGTAAGAACTGTATTGCCTAAGGTATCACTACCAGCTCCATCATCGTTATCTATAGCAAATTTAATTGTTATTGGTGTTTTATCTAAAACTAATTGTAGTAAATAGGCATAATTATAGTTATTGCTTAATGTTATAAACCCATCACAGTTAACTGACCAAGTAATAATATCATTTTTAAATTCTCTAAAATAAGCAGATGTTTGGCTAGTTACTTCTACTTGGTTTACGCTAGTCTCAAATGAGCAGTTTGTGGATGCCCCAAATGGAGTATAATAATCTAAAGTAGTTGTTACTGAGCTGTCATTTATCCCTTGTGTATATAATGTTACATCTCTAGCATCTACGTTTGTTGTCCATATTTGTATAGCAATCCTATCTGTTACGTCTAACGCTACAGCAGGCATAGACATTGTGCTTGTGTATTTAGTTTTTGCATTTGCTGTAAACGCAAAAGTACCAGAGGTAGCTAACAATGTTAATGTAGTGCCATTATATTTAAAAACCTTGTAATAAAAGTTTGGGCTATAAGCTAAGCTATAAGTTATATCTAAATAGTTTATGAAAGTCCAAGTACCAGCAGGAATAGCTGTTTGACTAGGGTAACTAATATTAGTAATAAAGCCAAAGAATGTATTATCATAAGCTTTGCTTAAGTTAGCAGAAGCTCCTGTATTCTCTTCTTCGCCTAATTGATAATAAGTATTAGATGCAATAGTTGCATTATTTACTGATGCGTTAAAGTAATATTTTGCATTACTTCTTTTAGCGTATAAGACTATATTAGTTCCGTTAATTATTGATGCCATATTTTATTAGCTTGTAAATTTGTAATAAGTAAAGTTTTTGATTGTTGCCACTATCTCTGTATTAGAAATCTCTAACAAAGTTGCAGATATACTATTGTTTACATATTCAATAGTACAGTTGCCTATTAAATAAGGTTTATTAGCTACGCTTATTTGTGATGGATCTGTGTCTGTTGCCTTTATTAATTTAGAAGCATTCATATAAGGATAATTTGCATTTGTAGTAACAAAACTACTTAAAGAACCATCTAAATTAATAACTTTTTTAGCAAAGCAATTTATATATTGTTGCAATATTAATCCATTTAAACTTCCACCTGTAGAAGCCATACCAAATCTAGTCCAACCTTGAAGTGGTGCAGAAGTGCTTGATAATAACTCCCCTTCTGCTGTAGGAAATTCTGATGTAGGCACATAGCCATAAGGTAACTCTATTTCTTTTGCATATTGATTTATGGGATCTACATAAGCACTAAACTCTTGTTTTTCTACTATATATCTTGATGTCAAGTTAAAATTAGTAATACTACAAGTAGCTAAACCATCATTTATCCAACTAATATGTAATTGTCCAGTAACTTTAGTCGGAGGAAGTGTTATAGTAAACACAGCTCCATCATTTCCTAAAGCGAATCCTGGTATAAGATAACCATTACCATCATCAACAGTATTCCAATAAGCATTACCACTTCCATCTTTTAATAAGAAATAGGTAGATGAAGAACCTACTACTTTTATTTTTAATCTACCAAAGGCATTTGATATTGGGCTATTTGCAGATTTAAAAAACATTGAATATGTTAAATCTACAGAAGCAGAAACCTTAGGTAGATTTTCTAGCTCTACTGTGGTGCTTCCACCTCCTGATGTATATGTTATGTCTAATGTAACAAAGTCTAGTTTTGCATTTGAAGTGCTCCAATCAAAATAAGTAAAAGTAGAACCAGCACCTGTATTATATATATTATATGATTGAAACGCTAATGGACTAGCAACGTAAACCATTAGATTGCCATTATCAATTAAATTTTTATCATAGTTTATAGTTTGAACTAAATTAATTTTATTAACACCCTTAAGCATTAATTTCATTTGACTATTGTCTATAAAATATAAACCACTTGTATTGCCTGTATAAGACTGAATAGTACTAAGAGTATTTAAGTTGCTACCACTTGATACAACCGAACCAGCTGAGCTATATTGAGTAAAATAATTATTTTCATTAGCAAACTCGTTTATAGCTACTACCCACCATTTGCCACCTGATTGGAATAATCTACACCCAAAAGATTTTATTATTTTTCTTAAAACATCATAACAAGATTCATATGTATAATCTTGATTTTTAAATGTTCTTATAGGCAAATATGTTTGATTAAAAGGCTCGTATTGCGTACCTGATGATCTAGTGGTCATACCTGTAGCATAATAAGAGCATACTGTCATTAAATTAAGGTTTGTAGGAAAGTTCAATGAGTTTAAAGCTGTTAGCATATAGGTAAGAAGTGACCTTACATTATTTGTAACATTGCTAACATTTGTTGTATATATAGGAATGTTTGCTAACATACCAATGCCATCAACAGCATTAAATGACATTTGCTTTCTACCTGTACTAAATGATATTTGTATATTATCATTAAGTGTATATCCAACCCATTCTAAATCATCCCCTAAGAATAATTTAGCATAATATTTTCTATCATTTGTGCTAACAAAATCAGGAACATTAGCTAGGTCATCAGTAACATCTATGGTTACCCCTAACTGACTAGCAAATATTGGTTCATACGGATCATCTGAATTTGGTAAATATTGTAAATTTATATTTACTCCTTGGTATTCAATAACTGTTGGTGCAGAACCTAAGTCCTCTTGTAAATACAAATAAGCAGTCTTATTAGCCCTTGTAGCAAACGTAAATTTATATTTATTATAATATGCCATTATGAACCTCTTCTTAAGTTTAATGATGTTTCTGACCTATTCAAAGCTAATACTAAATCAGTTCCTCTAAGTACAAATTGACCGCCACCATTACCGCCTAACATATCCTTTAATTTATCTAATGGGGCAACTACCTCAGGGTTTGATTTAGCACCAGGATATTCTCCTATTAATCCCATTGTAGGGCCACTTACAATACCACCATTGGCAAACGCTTTAACATCTTGTTTTTTAGAAATTGCACTACTTAAAGCAACTCCAGCAGCAATTGCAGCTAAACCGATTGGAATTGCAAGAGGAGCTAATGCCCCACCACTTGCAAATAATGCATTAACAGCTAAGAATAATTTTGATACCATTACCAAATGCGTACCTATCTGAATTAATGCATTTGCAATCATTCCTAGAAAACCATCTAATGAAAATTCTCCACCACTTAATAAATTACCTATTTGTGTACCAAATTCAACTAATGTATTTGTAGCTAAATTATTTAACATATCAGCCATTGGCGTAAATGCCGCAGCCGTTCCTTCTGCTGAAGCATTTAGACTATTTATTTTATCTTGTAATTTTTCTATCTGTTCAGCCGTTTTACCAGCTTCCATAGACATTAACAAATAACCAATAATTGCTTCTTTATAATTTTGTTGTTGTTGTAATGGTTCTCTTCTATTACCCTTTAATTGTGCAGATAATTTATTTTGAATAGCATCCATTTCATTTTGAAACTCTGTATCTAATACTTTCTTTTTTGCTCTTTGGTCTGCTTCTGTTAATTGTTCTCCTCTTTTTAAACTTGCTTGTCTAATAGCAAGTTTTTTATCTTCAATTTGTTGATGAAAATTAACAGATTTTTGTGCGTATGTTGCTTCTATTGCCGTTAATTCATCGTTTGAAGCTTTATTAATTACAGCCTCTTTTAAAGCATTTAGCTTTTCAATATCATTTAATTGATTGAAAAATGTTTCAGCTTGAAATAAGTTGTCTTTATAGAAATTAAATGTTGCCCTAGCCAAATCCTCTTCGTATTTAGATACTTTTTCTTTAGGCCCTTTTTCTGCAGAACCATCCTTACCACCACCTAATGCAACAGCAGGTGATATTTTTTTTATTTTATTAAATAAATCTAATTTGGTTTCTTGACTTTTATTATATTTATTAATATTACCAATTACTTTTTCATCTTTAAGAGTTAAAATTTTAGTAGTAGAAATATTATCTTTTAATGCTGCGTTATTAAGAGTTAAAAGTTCAGTAGATTTTTTTACCTCTTTTTGTTTTTGTATTTGTAACGGCTTACCAGTTTTTAATTCAGCTTGTATAATAGCTTCTAAATCTTTTTCATATTGTTTTAAAAGTATTACATTTTTTAAGTTTTCTATATAAGCATTGTAATAAGTATTTAAGTCTTTTACTTTATCGCCTTCTAATTTTAAATCCTTAAAAACATCAGGGTTTATAGATTGTAATTCCTTTATAGCACGTCTTTTCCTATCTCTTGTTTCAGTTTCATTTTCAAGAACTGCAATTAGTTCATTGACTCTTAATGCTTCGTTAGTAACACCTTTAACTACCTCGTCTTCTTGTTCTTTTAGTTTTTTAGCTGAAGCTGTTACTTTTCTATTATGTTCATCCCAAAAAGTTAAACCTGCAATAATTGCAGAAAATGCTAAATAAGCAGCACCACCAACACCAGCAAGACCACCTAATAATGCTGGTAAGTTATTCTGAATACCTCTAAACCCATAAGGTAAATCTTGAATAACCAACGCAAGGTTCATATATTGCTGGTTAGTTTTTTTAAGAGCACTACCTGACTTATTCATCTTATCAGCAGTCTTATCTATTTCATTCCCTAGGGTTTTTAATTGACCTTTAGCCTTTTCGGATGAAGTTTCTATTCCTTTTAAATAATCAGCAAATTTCTTAGCTGATGCAGGAACATTTCCTAAATCAAAGTCAAACTCAATTTTAATCATCTGATTCTCTGCCATTATCCTATAAGTTTAAATATGTCCATATTTTTTTAGTACAGCCTTTAGTTCATCTTCATCCATTACTCTAGGCTTCACAAAGTTACGAGTATCGCAGTCTAATTCCATAAGCTCACTAGGCTTAATCTTCTTACCTTTTGGTAGTTGAATATTAATCAGCATTGTTGTCTGCCACCTAGTTCTAATCCATTGTTGCTCTTCCTCGTGTCTATACCCATACCACACAAAATCTAATTCTGCCATCGTCATATCCCAAAACAAATGGGGAAGCACTTTGCACTCCCCCATTGTATATTTCTCTATGTCAATCCACTCTAATTTTTTTTTACTCCATCCTTTTTACTTGACTTTGTTGGGGCTACTTCTATACCGCTTTGCATACTTTCTGATAATGTTGCCATTACATCCTGAAACCTTTTACTTGCCATTCCACCCATATCGTCTACCCAATCACATACTTCAATATCAGTAAAGTTTGGTGTTATACCTTGTGAGTATAATGGGTATTCAGCAGCAGCTTTCAGTAAGTTTATTATAGCATCTAAAGATGTTTGTCCACTTAAAGCCTCTCCTATTTCAGAAGGCCCTATGCCTTGTAATTGACAGAATCTTTTAAGACTCCACGTACAAAAACGCATCGGTATCTTCTTTCCATCGGAAAGAGTTAATTCAAATTGTCCTCTCATTTTGGTTTATTTTTGGTTGGTTATTATGAGTTGGTAGCGATAGTTAATGCTCCTGTTCCTTTGAAAGAAACTGAGTAAGTAACTGGATTCTCCATATCAGCAGTCATATCTACGCTCTCGATAAATGCTTGACCTGAATAAATCACATCACCTGTAACTGGAGTTACACCATCTACTGTACCATTATTTACTGTTGTAAATTTAACTAAAACTGAAGTTCTAGCTATTGCTAAAGCATTCAATTCAGCTGTGCTTACATAAGTAGCAGTTGCACCAGGTACTACTGTAGCTAAACCATCAGTTGTTAAAGACCAAGATTTTTGACCACCAATCTCATCAGCCCATCCTAAACTTTGTTTAGTAGAAGCATCAGGAGTATCGATAGCTAAACTTAATGAACAAGAAGTAGCAAAACCTATTACCTCCGTTCCGATTAGAACCACTAATGAGGTTCCGTTGAATACACTTGTTGTCGGCATTTTATTTTATTTTTATTTTATGTTAATTGATTCACGAAATGATCCATTGTTATCACCCTTCTGAAAACATAAGCTTCATTCACATAGTCAAAGGTAGCAATATTAGAGCTAACCCTTCTAGTTACTATCTTAAAATCAGGTGCCGTACTTGGGTAGTTAGGAGGATTAACTCCTACAATTTCTAGAAATGCATTAGTATATGTATCTACTGATTTCTGCCCTACTTCACCTGCTTTAAAAGTCCTATAAACTATGTCAAATTGAATACTAACGTCAAAACCGAAGCTTTGTTTATTACTATTCTCTGCTTGTGTCTGACTACTGATAATCAAATAAGGTGGC